ATTTTCAGCCAACCTCCACTCTAGCATTATATTTGTACCCAACACTTTTGCCCCAGTATATAAAACTTCTATTGTTCTAGATATTCTTTCAAAGTTATCGTTAGCTGGAGGATTAAACGTGTCAGGCTTTTCTAATGTTTTCTCTAATCCTTGATCTGTTTTCTTTATTTTAAATACTTGGTCTGAATACGTTTTGTACTCAAAGTATAATACTTGTATTGTATTTTCATCATAATTACCCCAGTTTGTCACATACTGCGAATTACCAGGCATATCCTGTATTTTTTCTAATTCAGCTGGCGATAAATTTGGAAACTGTTTTTTAAGCTCCGCTAAAGATATTGATTTAACTTCACCTACATAATATATATCCTCAAAGTTTGGATCCTCTGTGTATGAATAAATCATATTAGCAGGGTCAACATAGTCAGTAACTATACCTTCTGCTTTGTTAAACGATGTTTTAACAGCTCCAATACCTATAGTAGTTAAATCATGAGCCAAACGTTTTTTTGTTTGCTCATACTTATTAAAAGCTAATACGTTATTTATAACTTCCTCTTCTGCAATTTCTACATTCTGCTTAGGAGTCATTTGTAAATGTATATCTAACTCTTCTCTGTTTTCAGGTAAACTTTCCAAGTCTCCTGTTGTTGAAAAATCCATACCTAAGTTTTGCTTTATGTTTAACAAAGCTTTTTTGGTATTCATATCTTTTTCAACAGCCGCTGCATAATCAGTTCTGCTTTTTACAGAAAATGGATCTTGAGCAAAAGCATTTATATCGTATGACTTATTTGACATACCGTTTACGACTATATCAACAAATTTTGATATAACTGGTATTGGCTTCCAGTCTAAATTAAGATAAGATAAATCACCATTAATAGACAATTCATCTTTATACTTCTGTATTGATTGCTCACCTCTAGCGTATAAACGCAGAGAGTGAAAACTATTCCAATTGTTTAAGTATCTATTACCATTACCTCTTCCTTGATTGAACCATTCTTGTTCAATAGCTCTAGAGACTTGTAAGCCGTAATCATAACTAGCTTTTACTTCGTCGCTAACAACCTGGTTAGGGAAAGAACTATCGGTATTTGTTTGTATTTTCATTTATCTTAATATTTTAGACGTAGAACCTCTATTGTCATATCTTTTAATTCCTAAATCGTAAACCTTTTTTTGCACTGGGCTAACCGGTGAGTATAGGTTTTTATTACAAGCCATTATCGCTAAACCTGAACTTATAGAAGCATCATGCTTTGTTCTATTGTTTATATTGAATTTACCCCAGTCTTCTAATGTTCTTTGAAAGTACATATCTCCATAACCAGCTTCTGTTCGTCCAACACAAGTTTCTATATATGATTCTATAGCAGCAGCGTGTGCTTGCTTTATATCTTCACTAGAGTTTGGTATACCGCCAATTTCTCTTTCAGTTACAGATAATTTGTTTAATCTTTTGTCAGGTCTATTCATTGAAAAACCTCTATAACCTCTTCTTTTGAAATGATACAGTAATCTAGGTTTGTTGTTTTCCGCAAGTATTGGCATACCATAAAATATGCAAGCCATTAATACGTCTTCAAAAAATATCTCAGCAGTTTGTGGTCTAGCTATATATTCTAAAAAGAATCTATTAGGTGGAACATCTTCCATACTAAATTTAGTTAAACCGTGTAAAGCTCCGTTAGAACCTCTTTTATCAACTGTACCTGATATATCATAACTGTCACAACCAAAAGCGCCGCAGTGTTCGTTACCTGGGTATTTTGTATTACCTTTTATTATAACTCTGTTTTGCATCTGTACAGGTGGCACCCAACTAACATTGAACCTACCGTTTTTATTTGGTACAAATATTACCTTAGTATCTTTTATACCGTTTTCCCACATAAAACTTCCAGTGGTTATTATCGATGTATTTCTAAGGTCTTCATTATAATCTATTTGTTCGTATATCTTTGTTAAGTTAAACAGAGATTGTTTTGCTTCATCTCTAAAAGCGTGTTGCTCTGTTCTTGGAAATTGACGATAGTATTCATTTAAACCATCCTGATCTCCTTTTAATCCTTCAACTTCATTTGTCCAATAATCAATTACACCTTGCTTTATAAGCGATCCGTCAGGACCTTCAACTGGTTTTTTTGGCGTTTCAAATACAGGAAATCCAAAAGAATCAATGTAGCCTTCGTAGTTCCATTCCATAGGAATGAACAAGCTATAGAGTCCCGAACGAGTCTGTCCATTTGCATTTCTTTTTGTTGCGTCGGAGTCATAGTATAGTTTTTTAAAGTTCTCACCACCTTTGTCTAAAGCGTTTGACGTACTACCCATCATACACTTACCTATAATTTTTGAACCTAATCTCAAACAAGTTTTTGTAACTCTCCAGTTATTTAATATGTTTGTAGGTCTTTCCCATTTACCACTTTCATCGTGGACTAATAGTTTTAATTTTTCACCGTCGTACGAGTTGTCCCCGGTGTTCTTCCAGTCGATCGTTGTATCGAGACCAGTGATTTCCTGTAGCTTCTCATTGGTGTCAAGCTTTTTTCTGGTAAATTTGGACGCTGGTACCCTGTACGCGAGTTCTGTCTTCGGCCTGTCCATACCGTCCTGGATGGGCTTGAAGAAAAAGGGGTAATTAACTGAGATGGGTACGACCTTATCAGTAAACATCTTTTTGGCGTCTGGCCCGGACTTTGATAAAATGCCAAATCTTGAATCTGTGGATATTGTTGCCTGATTAACCGTCTCGCCTGATGCCATGAAAGAGAAACCTGACCGTCGGTTTTTAAGATAACACATTCCGTAACACCGTACATCTGCTTTACAAGCTTCCCAGAATATAAAGAATAATCTGTTTGACTCCCTAAAGTCTGCTGCCCCAACATCAATTTTGGACCACTGCAAGTACATGTAGTGAGTGCCAGTAATATAAGAAGGCTTGTCTTTATTATAAAACCAAAAACCTTCTTCACGCCTTTTAAACTCTGTGTCAATATAGTCATACCATTTTTCTTTAAATTGTGAAGGGTATTCGTCCCAATCAAATACCGATTTTATCTTTGAAAGCTCTTTTGGGTATTCCATGTGTTTCCACTTGTCTCCTTCAAATTTAATAACATCATTTTCTTTTGGTAATGCTATTTTTACTCCTTGTATTTCATAAACCTCTCCTATCTGTCCAGTCTTACTGATTACAACTACGTCGTGTTCTTCGTTATAACCATAATCCCATTTCTTATATCTGTTTAACCTTTTTAATATCTTAGGTTTAATATAGTCTTTTAATACTGCTACTAAGGTTTGCTCGTACATTATCTAGATCTTCCTTCTGCAAAACCTCTAAAAGCTTTTTCTTCTTTAGCTTCTTTTGGGTTTTCATTTAATCTTTCATCCTCCTCTTCTATTCTAGCAAGTATTTCAAAAGCATCGAATATAGCTAATTTTTTAGTTGCGGCAGCATTTTTAAGTCTGTCAGCTGATATATCATCTTCTGAGTCAACGATCTTTTCTTCTGCCACTTTAATTAACTCCTTAACTGCTTTTTGCCCAGCTAGGATTATATTCTTCTTCGTTTCTTTTGTGTTCATACTTTATAACAATATCATTAGATTTCATACAATAAACTCTCTGATCATCTATTATAAAGTCCCATTCGCTTCCAGGCGTAAAGCCTACTGTGTCTCCTGGGTTAATATTAAGCGCTTTTAAAGAACTATTACCTATTTTTAATATACCAATAAGGTCTTGCTCTTTTTGTGATCTTAAAGTGTCTTTGTTTTTTAAAGGCATTACAAAGCATCTGTCTCCAAATGATTTCCAATCCCCTGTATTTTTATACAAATATATCTGATCTGCTGAACAAAAGTGTAAATCATCTTTAAAATGAGATCTACTTCTTTTCTTATTACCTCGGATATCATAAAAAACTCTAAATACATTATGATGTATTATTATGATGTCTCCTTTCTTTATACTTGTTTTAAAAGCTTTTGGTGTTTCAACCACTATAGCTAAATTGTTTACAGACTTAAAGTCTTCAATTTTAGTGTTTAGTATTAATGTAACGTCGCCTAGCTTTATTTTGTTATCGTATCTATCGCCAATTGGTTTAACGATAAAATCGTATAGACTTCTCATTTAATATTCTAAATCATACTCAACGGATATTGCCATGTTAGAATTAAACTTCTTCCATGGCATTACCTCATTTCCTTTCTTTATGTAAATACTGTAAGAATTAGATTGTGTGTCGTGTAATATGCAATCTATAGTATGTCCTCCGTAAACGTTTTGCCCTACTGAGTAGTGCATAGCGTCATTCTTGTAATCAGAACCTATACTTATTTTTCTTACAACAGAACTCATTACTCAGCTATCTCAAGAGTTTTTGTTTCCTCTTCTTTTTTAGCTTCTTCATAAGTTCCATCAGCTAAGTTCACGGTAATGTCCCCGTACTCTTCCCTGATTTCAGCTTTAATACCATCTAATTCTTTTACAGCTTCAAAATGCGCTGCTAGGTACTCTGCTTTTCTTGCCTCTAAAAATCCTACCTCAGTAAGTATAGAGTTCATTTTTCCTGTTGCGTCTTTAATAGACTTTAATTGTTCATCTTTTAATTTTCCCATTTTATTTAATTTAATTGGTTACTGTTATTACTATTATTACTTGTTTTAAATCTTTTTACTTTTTAAATAAAGGCCCTAGCTTATCTACTATTTTTTCACCACTTCTACCTATTACATAACCTCCAATACCTATTTCTAGTAAGTTCCAGAATTCTGGTTCTAAAGCAGGTGTTATTAAATGTGAGGATAGTTGTGATATGAATTTTGTATATATAATTATAAAACCAAAAGAAAGCATTAGTATTGGTCTCCAGCTTCTCTGTAACCAATTACCCTTAGCTTCTGCTACAATTATCTCAGTTTGCATTCTTTGCAATTCTAATTGAGCATCTTGTAGTACTTTAAATATTTTATTTCTAGCAGCAAGTCTTTCTTCTTCGTTAGTGAATAGATCATCAACTACGTCACCAACTTGTTTAAAAACTTTAGTACTGAAAAATTCTAATATCTTTTTCATTAGTCAACTGGCTTTCCTGGAGTATATGTAAATTGACCAGATCCTTTTCTAACACTATATGAACCTAATTTGTTTTTCACTCTTGTAACCATTGATTTTGGATATTTTGCTTTAACAATTTCAAACTGCTCATCAAATCCCTTTACATCTTTCGCTGCTTTTGGTTTTTTTATCTCTGGTTTTTTAGGATCTTCTTCCGTATGAAGAGGTGATATGAATCTTTTTACTTTAAACGCCATAGTTATTTTGCTTTCTTATATGCCTCAGCTTCCCAAGGTAAGTTTTTAGCTCCTTCTTTCATTTGAGCTCTTGAATATTTTTTACCTTTCCAATACACATTGTTGTCATCATAATCTAAATCGCCGCGCTTCATTTGGTCTATATGCACCTTTTCATGGTTTATGACACTATTTAATTTAGCTGGAGATAAGTTATTGTTTATAACAATAGTACCATTATTATTAGCTTTCCCTAAAACGCCGTCTTCCATATCTACACTATAAATAGGTGTATTATCTATAGCGTATGGAGGATTTTGTAATTTAAAAGCCATTAACTTACTTTTTACAGTGCTTAGACATCCAAGAACCTTTCATAGCTAATGGAGATTTACCTAATTCAGATCCATATCCTTTGTTAAGGTTTTTAATAGCAGATCCTTTCTCTGCAATAGGATTGTCTTTAATCAAGTTTTTCTTTTCTTGCTTGTTGTAATTTTTCATTTTTATAGTTATTTATTATTAACAATTCCATCTTCTTCTAGCAGCTCTACCTCTTTCAGAAGTCCAGCCTTTTGATCTAGCGCAGAATGATTTTCTTCTTTTAGCAGCTTTACTTCCTTTCTTTAATTTAGAAGGAGGAGTCGTTACGGCTGTTTGCAATTTACTACCAGGGTTATCTCTTTTATATTTCTTAACCCCCTTTTCAGACATACCGCCACCTGCTGCTGCCCCCGTGCCAGTCTTGTTTGCTTTGTTGTAATATCCT